GGTTAAAGTCACTTCTGCCACTTTAGCCACTACAGACTCAGTAAGTAACACCAATCTCATAATGGGAGGAGGTAGTATGACCGCAATCAGTTTCGCAGACCTCGCCCAGTTCGGCGTTGTCGATCGTCCGATCCAGGACATCCAGGAAACCATCGTGCATAGCATGACGGCCGAGGAGTTCCTGGCTCACATGGGACTCAACGTTCCGGACGAGCCGAGCGACCAGTTCTACGAGGACGCCGACAAATTCTTTGCGCACTACGGTGTGATGGGGATGAAATGGGGACGTCGCCGCAACAGCGATGGCTCCGTCTCTGTCGACAAGTCCAAGACCGCCGGGAATCACCCTGGTCAGTCCGATGGTGACGCAGCACCGAAGGGTGGGGCAGGACCCAAGCCCGCTCGGGAGCCGAAGCCCGTCAAACCGAAGCCACCATCGGCCAAGGAGATGACCAACGAGGAACTCAACGCGGTGATCAAGCGTCTCGAGCTCGAGCAGAGGTACACCAACTTGGTTTCCCCGAAGGCGCCCACGTTCAAGTCGGAGACCAAGAAGATTCTCGTCGAAGCCCTCAAGAAGAACGCTCAGGCCTACGTCACCGAGTACACCGGTGTCGCGATCGGAGCCGTTCTGCAGAAGGCCGGCGTTCCCAATGCCAAAGACATCGCTGCCAACGCCAAGAAGGCGACAGCTGAGAAGTCCGAGGAGAAGAAGTCCTAACCTGAAAGTTGGTGACCTAATCTGCCGTCCAACCACTGCGGCTCATCAGTGGGGAAAACCAAAAAGGGGGAAGCATGCGCTCGTGCAGCTGTACAGTGCGACCATGCGGCAACTGCACCACGGCTGAATCCCAGCCCGCTGTTGTAGTTGACGATAGCTTTGGAGCATTCCTGGGCTACAACTGAGTAGATGAAAGGGTCGGCGATGGCACTCTCCAATACGGCTACGCCGATTTACTACGAGCAGTTCCGGAAAGATGTCTGGGACGGCCGCATTCCGATCAGTCGGGAAATTGAGATGGAGATGAACCGTATTGATGGTCTCATCGCCGACCCTTACTACTTCTACGACAACAAAGCCGTCGAGGGCTTCATTGCGTTCTGCGAGGCAGAGCTCACCCTCACGGATGGTGGCGACGTTGAGTTGCTGCCGACATTCAAGCTGTGGGCCGAGCAGATCTTCGGGTGGTGGTACTTCGACGTTCGTCCGGAGTTCGACCCGAAGCTCGGTCGCATGGTTCAGAAGAAGGTCCGCCGTCGACTCACGCTTAAGCAATATCTGATTGTTGCTCGTGGCGCGGCCAAGTCGATGTACGCATCGTTCATCCAGGCCTTCTTCCTGGTCATCAACACCGACACGACGCAGCAGATCACCACCGCGCCTACCATGAAGCAGGCCGAAGAGGTGATGCTGCCGATTCAGACAGCGATCAACCGACATCGCGGTCCGGTGTTCGAGTTTCTCACCGAGGGATCCATCCGTGCTACGTCTAATCGTGCACAGCGGACCAACTTGGCGAGTACCAAGAAGGGCGTTCAGAACTTCTTGACGGGCTCCCTGCTCGAAATCCGCCCCATGTCAATCGACAAGATTCAGGGATCTCGTCCGAAGGTCGCTACTGTCGACGAATGGTTGTCAGGTGATATCCGCGAGGATGTGGTTGGTGCGCTCGAGCAGGGAGCCGATAAGGACGGTAAGGAATACCTGATCGTCGCGATTAGCTCCGAGGGAACCGTGCGAAATGGCGCCGGCGACACCATCAAGATGGAGCTCGCGCAAATTCTCCGCGGGGAGCAGTACGCACCTCACGTTTCGATCTGGCACTACAAGCTTGACGACGCTAAAGAAATCGACGAACCCGAGATGTGGCCGAAAGCTCAGCCTAACCTCGGATTGACGGTTCCATGGGACACGTATCACCGAGATGTCGAGCGAATGTTGGCCAACCCAGCGACCGCTAACGACATCAAGGCAAAGCGATTCGGTCTTCCTGTCGAAGGATACACATTCTTCTTCACGTACGAGGAGACAATCCCGCACAAGAACATGCCTCGTGTCTGGCAGTCTCGATGCGCCATGGGTGCCGACCTCTCGCAGGGTGACGACTTCTGTGCGTTCACGTTCATATTCCCGACACCTCGAGGCGGCTTTGCGGTCGTGACTCGGAGTTACATCACGGAATTGACGCTGCACAAGCTCAAGGGAGCTCCTCGAGCGAAGTACCAGGAATTCATCGACGAAGGCACACTGCAGGTCATGGGCGGAACCGTCCTAGACATGATGCAGGTCTACGAAGACATCTCTGACTATATCGACGAGAAGCAGTTCGAGGTTGAAGCCTTTGGCTACGACCCTTGGGGTGCTAAAGAGTTCGTTGAGCGGTGGGAGAAGGAGAATGGTGAGTGGGGTGTCGAGAAGGTCCCTCAGGGCGCTCGCACCGAGTCCGTTCCGCTGGGTGAGCTAAAGAAACTGAGCGAAGAGCGCATGCTCATATTCAATCAGAAGCTCATGCAGTTCGCGATGGGTAACTGTATCATCCTCGAGGACAACAACGGTAACCGCAAACTCGACAAGAAGCGTCGAGAGGACAAAATCGACAACGTCGCGGCGATGCTTGACGCATATGTCGCGTGGAAATCCCACAAGGACTCCTTTGAGTAGGCGTCATGACTAGGAAGGAGGTGACATATGGGTTTTTTGGACCGCGCAGGTGAATCAATAGCGCATGCGTGGAACGCTTTCCGCGCCAAGGACGAGACGACACGAGATAGCTATCAGCCCACTGGTCCATCGATCAGTTCGGGTAGTGGTAGTGCTCGTCCCGACCGAACTCGGCTGAGCTACGGAACCGATAAGTCGATGATTGCGTCGATCTACACCCGAATCGCGATCGATGTGGCAGCAACGCCCATCCGACACGTGATGGTGGACGGTAATGACAATTTCCTCTCGACGAGGAAGAGTCTGCTCAACGACTGCCTGACCGTAGAAGCGAACATCGACCAAGCTGCGACTCAGTTCCGTCAGGACATCGCTCTGACCCTGTGTGATGAAGGCGTGATTGCGATCTGCCCGATTGACACAACCACCGACCCCGAATTCTCCGGCTTCGATGTCCGCACCATGCGTGTTGGACGAATCGTGGAGTGGAAGTCGGAACACGTGAAGGTCAATGTCTGGAACCATGAAAAGCAACTTCGCGACGAACTCTGGTTCGACAAGAAGGCTGTCGGTATTGTGGAGAACCCACTCTATCCGATCATGAACAGTCGCAACTCCACGCTCCAGAGACTCGTTCACAAGCTGAACATTCTCGACGCGATCGACGAGCAGTCCAGTTCAGGCAAGCTCGATCTGATTATCCAGATGCCGTACACGGTTAAGTCACAGACGCGTAAGGACTACGCCGAGGACCGCCGTCGGACTCTCGAGAATCAGATGAAGGACTCCAAGTACGGTATCGGCTACATCGGTATCGAGGAGAAGATCACACAGCTGAACCGGCCCGCAGAGAACAACATGATGGCGCAGATCGAGTATCTGACCAACATGCTCTTCGCGCAGCTGGGTCTCACGCAGGCGGTCTTCGATGGTACGGCAGACGAGCAGCAGATGCTCAACTACCACAACCGCACCATCGCTCCTATCCTGGTTGCCGTCGTCGAAGCCATGATTCGGTCGTTCCTCACAAAGACGGCTCGTTCTCAGGGACAGTCGATCAAGTTCTTCCGGGACCCGTTCAAGTACGTGCCGCTCAGTTCGTTCCCTGAACTCGCAGACAAGCTTACGCGCAATGAGATCGCAACTCGCAATGAGATGCGGGCCATCATTGGCTGGGCTCCGTCGAGCGATCCGAAGGCCGACAAGCTGCTCAACTCGAACATTCCTGCTCCGGTACCTGGTGCTGATCCGTCGGCTCCTGCTGCGCCCGTTGACGCGAGTGCCGCAGAAGGTGTCGTAGACGAATTCCTCACCAACATGGAGTCCAGTTTCGACAAGATCCTGGCCGAAGTTGGGACGGGTGAGAGCGATGCCCCAGCCGAATGACGAAGACCTTCTGGAACACTTCGGTGAATTCCTAGCACACTACGCATCCCAGTACTACGACCCTGAAAAGCGTCGCCAGTACTATCTCCGGACGCGTGAGCTCAAGGGGAAGCAGCCGACGTCGGACATGTCTGACGAACAGAAGGAGGTCTGGCAGGTCACTCGGGGCAACATGAGCGAAGCCCGTAAGAAGGAACTGGAGTCTGAGAAGTCCACCACGGACAAGACTCTGGAGAACCTTCGTGCGAAAGCTGCGGAAGCTCAAGCTAAGCTCGAGGAGAAACTCCGGAACCGACTAGCGGAACTCCAGGAAGCGATTCCTATTCCGCCCAATGCCACGCCTCGTCGACGCGCGCTTCTCGAAGCACAGCGCCGTAAGCAGGTAGCTTTCGCCATCGATACCGTGAGAACGGCGATGCGCAAGGTTGCTGAGGAGCTACGTGGCGACCTGAAGAACACTCGAACCAAATCCGTTGAGACTCGACAGAAGATCGACGAGAAGTTCGAGACCGAAAGCCAGAGCGAGTATGAAAAGATTCGCTCCCAAGTTAAATGAGGAAGGAGAGCTTCAAAATGGGAGACGACACTTCGCGAACTCCTGATTTCAGCGGCTGGGCCAGCAAGTATGGCGTAGTGTGTCTGGACGGTAATACCATCCAGCACGGCGCATTCGAACATCAGGACAAGAAGAAGATCCCGCTGGTGTGGATGCACAACCACAAGGACGCCGAACAGGTCCTTGGGCATGTCATCATCGAGCACCGAGCTCAGGGGCCTTACGTCCATGGTTTCTTCAACCAGACGACCAAGGCCAAGGCAGCCAAGATGCAGCTGGAGAACGGCGACATCAGCATGCTGTCTGTCTGGGCAAACGAGCTCGACAAGCGGGGGACCAGCAACCAGATCTTCCACGGTGACATGAAGGAAGTCAGCCTCGTGATCGGTGGTGCCAACAACGGCGCCGAGATCGAGCAGGTTTACATCCGTCACAGTGACGATTCGGTCACCGAAATGGACGAGGCCTTCATCCGGTTCCCGGGTGAGTTCATCGTTCACGACGGCACCGATGCGGACGAGGATGCCGATTCGGACAGCGACGAGACGGTCGAAGACCGCTTCAATCGTCTGGACCCGAAGGATCAGGCCATCATTGCCCACATGGTGAATGAGTCGTTCATCGCGGGCAAGGAAGCGGGTAAGGCTGCTACGGACGACGAGGACTCGGTTGAGCACTCGTCCATCACCGATGCCGATGCCGACGCTGACTCCGACGACACCAACGCGGACTCCGCCGATGCGGATGCCGACGAGACCGACACCGACGCCGACGCCACTGTCGACGCCGAAGACACCAACTCCGACGGTGACACCACTGACGATTCCGCCGATGCGGACTCGACCAGCACCGACGAATCCATCGCACACGACAACATTGGAGGTTCCAACGTGACCGATCACAACGCGTTCGAAGACGCAAAGAACAAGGGCGGCACCGCCGTCGCCGAGAAGCCGTTCATCTCGCACGACGGGATGCGGAAGATCATGGAAGACGCCTTCGAGATGGGCTCGCTTCCGAACGCCATCCTGAAGCACGCCGGCACCTACGGCATCGACAACATCGAGCTTCTCTTCCCCGAGGCTCGGAACCTCGACTCCAGCCCCCAGCTGCTGGCTCGCCAGGCCGAGTGGGTCCCCAAGGTGCTCGACGCCGTCAAGCGCCAGCCGTGGGCCAAGGTCAAGTCCATCGTCGCCGACCTGACCGCCGAAGAGGCGCGGGCCAAGGGCTACATCAAGGGCAACCAGAAGAAGGACGAGGTCCTGCAGCTGCTGCAGCGCACCACGTCGCCCACCACGATCTACAAGAAGCAGCGTCTCGACCGCGATGACATCATCGACATCACGGACTTCGACGTCATCGCGTGGATCAAGTGGGAGATCCGCTTCATGCTGAACGAGGAGCTCGCTCGTGCGATCCTCATCGGCGACGGTCGTCCCGGCATCGTCAACGGCTCCACCAACCCCGACAAGATCAAGGACCCGCAGGGCCAGATCGACGGCATCGGCATCCGCTCCATCCTCAACGACCACGCCCTGTACGTGGTCAAGAAGGAGCTCGCGGCGAACGTCGCTCCCGACGTCATCGTCGAGGAGTGGATCCGTCTCCGTTCGCAGTACCGCGGCTCGGGCTCCCCGACGCTGTACACGACCGACGCGATCCTCTCGGACATCCTGCTCCTCAAGGACAAGATGGGCCGCTTCCTCTACGACACGGTGGGCCAGCTGGCCGACAAGCTCCGCGTCAAGGAGATCGTGGCTGTCGAGGTGCTGGAGTCGGTCCCGACCGTCCTCGGCATCGTCGTCAACCTGATCGACTACTCGCTCGGCACGAACAAGGGCGGCGAGCTCTCGTTCTTCGAGGACTTCGACCTGGACTTCAACCAGAACAAGTACCTCCTGGAGACCCGCCTCTCCGGTGCGCTCACGCGTCCGAAGTCGGCTCTCGTGCTCACGCGCAACCAGGGTGAGGCTGTCACGCTGACGGCTCCGTCCTTCAACGGCACGACCGACACGGTCACCCTGCCGGAGATCACGGGTGTCGAGTGGCGAGTCAACGACGAGGAAGAGGTTGGTGACGTCGTCATCACCGGTTCCGCCGAGGTGTCGGCTCACGCTGAGGCCGGCTACTACATCCCGTCGAACTCGACCACCGTCTGGGTCTTCAACGCCTGACCTGATTCGTCTTCATGGCAGGTAACAAGAAGTTCTACGGACCGGTCGGATACGGCCACGATGTAGAGACGCCTGCCGATAGCGGAGTGTGGAAGAAAGTCATCACTGAGA